TTATTAATCGCATTGAAAGGTACTGACACAATTGTATTAATACCACCGATTAAGGTATTTACTACTGACTTAAAAGCACTTCCTATACCATCTTTAATCCCATCAAATATCTTACCTCCAACACTAAATACATTTTTTACACCCTCCCACGCTTTAGAGAATACATCTCTAAACCAAGTTGATACACTACTAAAAGCATTCTTTATTCCTTCCCACGCACCTTTAGCACCATCACTAATCCATTTCCAAGTATCTGAAAAGAAGTTTTTAACACTAGTTAAGGAATTACTTATTGCTAACTTAATACCATTCCAGATTAAAATCATATTCTCTTTTAATATACCAAACCATTCTATTACTTTTGCTACAATTTCTTTAACTACATCAGGAATACTTCTGAAAGCAATTATTAAGAAAGTGATAAAACTAACTAGATCTTCAAACCCTTTCTTAAACATCTCTATATGCCATTTGAATATAGCAACCAATCCTGTTATTACATTTATCAATATTACTATTGCACCTACTATAATTATTCCTATTACTTGTGCTATTGTTTTTAGTATCTCTCCAATAGGGGAATCAGTAATAGATGCCCATAATTCTTTTATCTGTGCTATTAATCCATCAAAACTAGGTTTTACCCACTTATTCCATAAATCTACCATTGGCTTAAAAAACTCTTTAACCTTTTCTAATATCTTTCCAAACTTATCTCCTATACCCTCTCCAAAAGAAGTTATAGCATCTCCAATACCTTCAAACATTCCACCTCCTATTTCTGCCTCTCCAACACCACTAACTCCACTACCTCCTCCACCAGATGTTTCATCCTGTTGTTTAAGTACATTCATTTCATCAAATCCTGCTAATCCTGCTAACTCTTTATTCAATTTCTTGGTACTTCCTGCTAACTTATCAGAAGCACCTGCCTGTTTCTTTAATTGTTCTGTTGTTCCTTTAGCAGTTGAACCTGTTTTAACTTCAAAATTCGCTAACTTCTGAAAGTAACCTCCTAATACAGGTATCTTACTTAATACAGCACCAATTGTTCTAACTAACCATACCACCCATCCAGCGACTTTTACTGCCCATGCCCTTATCTTTTCTGCATTATCTAACAACCAATTTCTTACCCCTGATACAAAATTGAGTATTGCACTTGATACACTAGCAAATATTGGTTCTAAACTTGAACCCAACTCCTCAAATATACTTGAAGTCGCATCTTTAATAGAACCCATCATTTTACCAGCAGTATTATAGGATTCTGCATAAGCACCAAATGCTTTCTTTCCCTCTCTCATAACAATATTCATTCTTACAAATGCCTGTTCTTCTGCTGATAGTTCGTTTCCTGTCTTGTTTAGTGTTTGTGCAAACTCTCTATACTCTATACCTAGATCTCCTACTGCAAACATACCTTGTAAAGAAGATGTATTTGCTCTAGTAATAAACTGTGATAATCTTTCAATTCCCTCTGAAGATGATATTCCTGCAACTGCAGCCAAATCTTTCATTGTAAGAACTAAAGCATTTACTCCTTTTTGAGTTTCTCCAGAACGAGCATCTACTGCTTCTAATCCTTTTGACATTTCCCATAATCCAGAAATTGCTAATGAGTTCAATACTTGCTCTGCTTTAACACCATAAGTATTAGCATCAGCAAGATTCTTTCTCATATTATTAACCTCATCTGCAGCAATACCCATATTTTTAGTTACAGTATTTGTTGCAACCTTTAATCTAGAAAGTTGAGTTCCACCATTCATAACCTGTTTACTCATGTTACCAATAGCAGAACCCACTTTTCTAACAACTCCCAATAATACTTGTGCTGCAAAAGCACCCTTGAAGACCGAACCTGTCATACTACCACCAATAGAATTGCTTACTTTAGAGGTTGTTGAATTAAGACCTGTTAACTCTTTTCTAACTCCTTTTATTTCTTCATTAAACTTCCACGCATTAAGGTCTATAATAACCTCTAATTCTTCTATTGTGTTTGCCATTTGACAGTACCACCCAAAATTAAGTTATTTCTCCTCATCATCTTGTCCATTTCTTCACCTGTCATTATCCTACTCTCCTCTTTCTCCTCCCATAAGAAAGGTTTTTTCGGATACTTCTTGGGGTCATTTACAGCAAATGCCATATACTTTCCCAAGTTAAAGTTATTCAAATCCATTTCCCTTGCTCTTTCTTCTTCCTTTTTAATATACACATTAACAAACTTTTCAAACTTTTTAGGAGTTGTCTCCCAATAAGTATTCAAATCCATACCTATTCGTATTGCATTCTCCTCACCCTTTTCCCACTTCTTCCAAAAGAACTCTAGATCCCTTTCGCTATTGCCTTGTCCATGTCTGATGTTATCTTCTTGAGATCTAGTTGTCGTGGTAAAAAACCTGACTCCTGTAATTTCTCCATAATTAAAGTATAAAGAGATATAGTATCTTTCCCTTCTGCGAGATATTTCTCTATCTCATCAAAAGCAACACTCTCCTCTACATTCATACCTTTCTTTACGAATAGTACAATTGTTTTAACAGAAAAATCTGCTAATACATCTTGAACAGGTCTTTTCATTTCAACTTCAATCTCATTGATTGTTCTTGGTGTGTATTTTAACTCCATTTCTATTTATATAAAACTTAAATCAGTATAGGGTGGGTGTTTAACGTCCACCCTAACTATTAACTAACTATACTGATGGCTCTACTGCTACATATACAGGTGCTCCTGACACTCTGATACTTGCACTAAAACCTCTTACTCCGTCAACTGTTGCTTCTGCTTCCTTGAATGACTTGACGAATCCGTCAAATGTCCAAGTTGAACCTAGTAAAGTAGTAATTGTCCACTCCTCTACTGCTTGACTTTCTGCTAACGCTAACATTGCTTCCATAGCATCCTCACTCTTAATGATTCCCGCTAGTGCAACCTCTCCTGCATCCTTAAATCCTCCAATGAACTCTTTATACCCACCTGTTGAATCAAGTGTGGTAACATCAATTTCATCAGATTCAACACCTACCTCACCAATGCTGGTTAAATCTGCAATCGTTAGATCTGCGGCTTCTTCACCTGACATTGTTTTGACTAGGGTTGTTCCTAAACTTTTTGCTGCTGCCATTTTAGTAACCCACTAAATTAAATTTTGTTGTTATATGACTGTAGTTGTCATCAGGAATATCTGCACAATAGGTTAATCTATAACCCTCGCTTAACATTGCTGATTCAAGAGAGGATAACAACGTTCCACTCTCACTACTCGTATTTGCTAATATATCTACTACTACCTCAATTTCTTGATAACCTATATTTTGCTCTAGTACATAAACTGGTACATTGCTAGATACATAATAGTAAAGACAAGGTATTTCCTTAATAAGTTGTGGTCTATTCTGATACGCAGTCCCTACACCACTTAAAATTGTATAGATATCCTTTTTCGGTTCTAACATTCTTTTAACTTAATAACTTATTTTGCCTCACTCTTTATACTATCTCTTAACGCACCACCAATTGCTTCACCTTTTTTACTACCTCTTTCTCTCACTCCTTTTGGTGCTTGTATACCTCTCCTAACACTAACAGGAACTAGATATACTGCTCTCGCTTCTACTCGCCTTGTTGCTTCCTTAACAAAAGGTAATAGGTTAATAACCTTATGTTTTAGCAACTCGCTATTCACATACCCTTTCAAATCTTTTAAGATCTGTTTCTTCTGTAAGTCTAGTGCTGGTCTTAAAAATGGTTGTGCTGGTACCCAAGTACCTCCTGATTTGCTTCTTACAGTAAATCCAAACTCCTGATGTACTGCATACTCCATATTTGTAAAGACCCTCCCTTTTGCTGGTATTACCTTACCCATCTTTTCTATTTTTTCTATGCACTTCCCAAGGTTGTTGATTTTGATGTCCATTTTGTACCAATCACTAAATTATGTGAATCGTAGGGTACAGAGTTGATTACTCTATACTCAATACCCTCGTATTCTACAATCGTTCCTGTATCTACATCTTCATCAGTAGTCATTGTGAAGTCTACTTGCTCATCAATTCCATACTCCTCTTGTACTTCTGCCAATCTATCAAATCTGACATTTCCAAGAATTGTACCAACTTCTGTTGTACTTTCTTCACCTGCCCACCCCTCATCATCTACACTACTAGTCTTATCAAGAACTATAACTGCCTTGTCGTAGAAAGTGTCCTTTATTTTTGTTTTGAAACTATTAGGTATTCTCAACTATCGTAGGGATTCTAAACTTATCTAACAACACTTTAACAGAGGAGAATATATCCGAATCATCTTTTGAGGCGAGATAACTAACCACACCCTCCCCATAACTAACAGATTGTCCGTTATCAGATAACTGTGTGATATTAAGAGTGTCGTTGCTAACATTGTCCTGAATGGTCTTGTAACTACCTACAACTACTCTTGCTAATGCTCTTTCCATTTCTACCTGAATAGGTAAAATAGGTTGGTCTGTTCCTGTTGCATCAACATAATAATCACTAGAATAGTAATCTCCATCCAAATACCTCTCATATCCAGCAACTAATTGCTGTCTATTCGTATAAAGCAATGCTCTATCAACAACCTCATCAATCACATAATCCAAATAACTATCATCAATTAGTTCGGGATTTATGATTAGAACATACTCTTTAATCCTCGCTATTATCTCATCCATTACAGTTGCCTAAATAAAGTTAACTATTAAGCACTTACTGAACTTAATGTTGCATACTTTATTAAATCTGGCATTACTGCTGCCGTTCCGTATGAATAGAACAATTCAACTGCTATTGCATTTGAAAGTGGTATTCTCTCCATTTTGTAAACATTTGCTATAACTGGTTGTGCTACTGCACCAATTACCATTGCAACTGCGTCTACTGATTGTCTGGTATTAGAGAAAATCTGAACATCATGGAATCTCTTAACATCTACTCCTCCATTTACTGGATTTGGTAAACTGTCAATGTAATTCCTTAATTGTCCGTATACTGCTGGTGTTACTGATACTGCAATCATATCTCTATCTACACCATCAACATTGTTGTTGGAAGTAGTTTCAACTGATTGAATCAATTCCTCAATCTGATCTTCTATTGTAGAAGTTGTGATTGTTTCCTCTGAACCTGCTGATACTGCTTCTGTAAAGAATGCTGTATCTAATTCTCTTATCATTGCCATCTGGTGATTTTTAGCCCTCTTATTAAGTAGGTCTGAAATACCATATAACTCAATATCTTTCCACTCAATTTCTTCAACAATTTCCTTATCAATATCTAGGTTAACTGTTACGCCACCATTCAATATTGCATCACCTTCACCTGCTGTTCTAGCAGTACCGTATGCTTGTGAAACTGCTGTCAATAATCTTCTAACCTCTACTGAACCACCTTGTGGATCTCCAGAGATATTTACATTTTTTAACTGTGAAGATATTGAACTCTTTTGAACCATATCAACAACTTCTGCGTATGATTCCATTAACGTATCTAATGTACTACCATTAGATAAGAAAATGTTTAATGCATCTTCTTTTGCCATTATCGTATATTATCTAAATTAATTCTTAAAACGCCTTGACTATTTTTGGTCTAGGACTTTCAGAATTAACAGATATATCCTTCGGAGGAGTACCCTTTAATTGCTCTGCTACTGCTTTAGCAACAGATTCATTAAAAGTTTTAATAAAAGTTTCAGAACTTTCAATAGTTCTTTCCTTATCAGCACTGATTACATAAGTAACCAATTCTGTAGGTACTTTTGCATTTGCGAATAATTCAATAGCATCTAATCTATTTTCTCTAGTCGCAATGTTTGCTTCTCTTATCCTTACTTCCTCGCTATTCTTCGCTGTTAATTCTTTCTCTTTCTCCTCTGCTGAAAGTTTTGCTAATCGCTCACTCTCTGCTTGAACCTCTTTAATACGCACCTCTGTTTCCTTTAAGATCTTGTTTCTCTCTCTTTCGAGTCTATCCTTGAGTGCCTTATCAAATTGGTCTTGAGTTAAAAGTTTTTCCTCCACTTTCTCCACCTCTTTAGAGATTTCTGGAGTAGCAATCTCTGGTGTTTTTACTTTATCTTCTGACATAATGTCTTTAGATTAAATTAATCCGTTTACCCTCGGCAGGTATTCACATACATATATGATAGCATATCTTCCCTTCAAGTCAATTATCTAAACTTTTCAAACCAATAACTAAAACCATACTTAATAGCAACATCCTCCCATAGTTTTCTATCTAGGTATGGCGTTGTATATTCTTTATGCTCTTTTATATAACTAATATAAGAATCCTTTATACCTTCTGTTATCTTAAACTTCTCCTGTTTACTCATTTGAGAAATATCTCCAAAAGTCATTCCGTACAACCCCTCTCTACCTACTACAATTGTTTCATAAGCACCTTTATTAACACCAATCGTAATATCACTCGGAGAGAATGTTGTTCCTATTTCATTGTAAGGGTGGTTGTGTACTATTACATTCCCCTCTGATACATTCCATTGCCTTAAGTTGAAGTTAATATCACCTTCAGTACCACTTGCCTGTTCTAATATCTCTCCACTATTCTTATCAACAATAACTCCGAACTCTCCATCACTATCCTTATACTTAATTCCCCAACCCTTAACAGTTCTCAAATAGTCATCTTTCTCTACCTCATTCTCTAAATACCTCTCTCTAATATCATCTGGAACACCCTCAACACCTTTAGCAACCTCCTCTGGAAACGCCATTACAGTTCTAGATCTACAATTAGGGTGTAAAGGTGGAAAGTTATATCCTACAATCGCTTCATCAACTCTATAAACTTTATCATTATGTGCTATACATATATCAGAAGTAATACCATCCATAACAGCAGTAAATCTATAATACTCAATATCATCTTCTATATAACTCTCCAAATCACTCTGATTCTGAAAATAAGAAGTTTCTGTTCTGATTAATCTCATTGTATCGTATTTAGCAGAACCAAACTCCTCTCTAATCATTCTCCTCATTTTGTATGCAGACGAACCTGTAACCAATCCTGTACTAACTACTTCTTGAACCCTTCTAGTAAACTGCTCTCTATTTTTAGTAGCACTATTCTTGAAGTTTCTACCTGCCCAATCGTTTCTGATTAAAGCACCTATTACATTCTTATCTAAAGTAGCAAATGCCTCTAATCCGAATCCTGTACCTTTAGCAAAAGAATACCCCTGTATATCCAACTTCTGTTCTCTTAAATCTACCATTGAAGTTTTGTAACTATCACGAATAATCTTCTCGTATGCCCTAGTCTGTATTGAAATCTCTCTTTTACCTATCACCTGTATATCCCAATAGATCTGTTGCTTAATTGCTTCTAATCTATTTAATCTGTAAAGATACTTGGAATTGTAAACATCTCCTACCTTAAAACCTAACAACTTCATTTTACCCTGAATATCCCTAATAACCTCTGCTCTGTCTGTTCCTGATAATACCTGTGTTAATTCTGAAACATCTAATCCTGTATCAGTAGAATACTTGAGATATATCTCATTTATCTGTTGATTAATCCTTATCAATGCTTTCTCGTATAGATCTAACACTCTCTTAATAGCAATATCACCTGTCATTTCTGCCTTAACCAAACGCCTTTTCATTCTATCATCCCAATACTCTGGATTTGTCATACTACTCTTTCCGTTGAACTTATCTCGTGCAAGTTCTTTATTCCAACAGAATTAGGTAATACTCTAGCACTTACATCTATCTCATTAAGGTTCTGTATTCCTATATCGCTTGGTAACACCCTTGCAGTTACAGTATTACTCAATACCCTAGCAGTTACATATATCCTCTTGAGATTCTGCCCCTGTTAGATCTATTGCTACTCCATCACTATCTACAAAAGTAAACTCTAATCTAACATCATCACCTCTAATTATTTCCAACATTTTCTTCTGTACTTAAATTAGATGTAGGTTCAAATGTAGCAAACTGTGCTACCTCTTTATTCATTTCCTCCTCACTCTCTTTCTTCTTCTTCTCAACAACCTCTTTTGCATCATCAACAAAACTAATCTGACCTACTAAAGTTTCGTCATCAACAAACCCTGATAGATTATTAATCATCTGACTTGTTTCTAAATCGTTTTGAGGTAGATTTCTCTTAAATATAACATCTACTTCATATCTAGGTACTAAAGACATCTTGTTAATATTCACTAGATAATTGTTATATAACTCAAACCTTTCTAACAATCCCTTTTCAAAATACCTTTCCTTATTACTTACACTCTGTTCAAATGCCAATAACTTATACCTTATAGCAACACCTGAAGCATTACCTACAAAATTCTCATCACTCATATTAGGTACTTTAGCGATCTTATGAATATCTTTCTCTAATGTCTGTCTTAATATATCAACCTGTCCTTCATCTAGTGCTTTAATCAAATACTCTACTTTAGAATCCATTGGCAATCCGAACATTGTCCTATTCTCCAATAACTCTGCCATCTGTGGCTTCTCAAGATTAACATTGTACCCTACCAATATTGCCTCTACCAACTGTTCCTTATCATTTACCCTATCAGATTGAAGTATATTGTAAGCATCTATTAAAGATATAACCTGTTCAAAATCTCCCATGTGGTCGCTATTGTTTCTATACTCAATAATAGGAACAGCACCAAACTGATGTGGCTCTTTATCTCCTATCGTTATCTTTCCAGATATATCACTACATTGATACTTAAAACTAGAATCATATACAACAACATCCTCATAAACATCTTCTTTCTCCGTCTTTCTATATATAATACCGAACATCTTATTATGTTCTACTGTATCATCATAAATACAAACACAATTCCTTACATCTATATCCTTACTCTTAATATCATTATCTAAATTATAGACCAATTCATATTGAGTACCAAATACTGATATATCTTTAGCAATCTCGTGGTCTAAATCTGAAATTGTCTGTTTCTTATACTGTTGTTTTATCTCCTCTATATCAAAACCCTCATTAACCTGATACTCAACAGGATTACCTAATAAATATCCAATAGTAGTATCAACAATATAATTAGCGTGATTAACTACAATTCGTGTGTTCTTGGATGTTGGTGGCTTTAACCTATACAATATATCGTGGTCGCCCTTGTAATATCTTTCTAACTTATCATAATTCCTTCTCTCCTCCTCATTATACTCAATGGCATTCTCAATAATCTCTACTGATAATGCACTATCTTTTGATACTGTAAACATTTTTAACTCTTTAGAAGTTATATACCATATATGTTAGCACATTTTAATATCATATACCAAATCTATATACCCAATGCCCCCCTCTTAATAAACTGTAATGTGGGCTTCTTACCTAACTTCATTATAGCAACATATCTTAAAGCGTCAATTCCGTGATTAAAAGTATCTATTGGCTTGTTAATAGTTTTACCCAATTTATCTTCCATATACTTATATCTTCTCAACTCTAATTCTAATTCAGCACTCTTTTTAGTTATATGTATCTTATACTGCTTCAATAGATCTATTCCATACATAACAGAATCCTGCCCTTTAGTTACGCCCCTAATATTGAATCCATTTCTTCTGATTTCTTCAATGCTTTTTGGTTCACTACTATCAGCATATATCTCATCTAGATTACCTACCCCCATATTTCTAAACTCACTAGCAATATCCTGATTAGTCATTCCTGTCTTATACAACACCTGATTAACATACAACTCATTATCCATTGTATACAACCCAATGAGAGTAGTAGGATCATTTGTATATCCGAAGTCCATACCATAACCTACAAATTTAGCACTCTCTGGAATTGAATCAATAATATCCCAATTGGTGA